GGCTTTCCCGCTCCAGGCTCGTTAGGAGGTGGCGATGGTAAGGTTCGTCCGTCAGGCCCTTAGCCCCGAGGCCCTCCGGGAACGGCAGACCGTCGTGGAGCAGGTCAAGGAGGTGATGAGCCTTCCAGGCTGGAAGCATATTGAGCAGACTGTTGGAGCGATTGTAGAACAGACAGGCACCGATGCGGCTCGTCCCCCTACGGACCAGGAGACGCCGTTTCAGCGGTACTACCGGTTGGGGTTCTCTCACGGCGTTCGCGCCGTGGCAGACGTTGCACAGAGGCTGGTGTCTATGAACACGTTGAGTGAGCAAGAACGATCTCGCCTAGCAATGGCGGGGAAAATGGAGGTAGTAAAATAATCGAAGCTATGCTCTCCCATCCTGTAGGTTGGCTGTATATTTCTGTGGTGCTCTGGGCGGTAGTGAGAATCTTTTGGAGGTAATTAATGAGCCATCACGAACATCACGGTTGTGAGCATTCCGTCGCGTACTGTAAGCGCTGTGACGTGGTCTACTGTCGGTTGTGCAACAGAGAATGGGGAGGAGCGAGTTACTGGTACACCACCTACCCCTATTACCCCCGGGCAACGATTGGTACAACGTGGGGCACTACAACGGGTTCAACGACGGCTGCTGTGGGAAACATCACCCTCACAGGTGGCTGTAGCCACCAGGAGAGCTAACGTGCCGGGTAAGCGGAAGACTAAGGGAGGTAAGAAGCGCCCACCTGTTCAGGCCGAGAAGGGTTCCTATGGGAAAGGCAAGCCCAAGTACTAACCTAGCTTAACTTCTACAACTAAAGGAGGTCCATCATGCCGGGCGTGGGGGATTCTTTTTCCCTTTTGGCCGAGAACGCTGACCTTGGCTCACTCTACTGCACTCGGTGTGGCACACCAATGGAGGAGCAACATGGATGCCGTTTTCAGTGCCCTCGATGCGGCGCTACCATCGACTGTAGCGATCCTGCCTGAACATATGGAGGCGATTTCTTCTAGCGAGCCGAGCCCACTAGACCTGCTGCTGGAAAAAGCGAGATACACGCAGCTAGTAAAGTTCAACAGTACATGGAAAGATGTTCCAAAGCGTATACGCGAAGCGGTCCTTCGGGGGCAAGAACTGGACCAAACAGACCGAATTCTCTGGGCCGGGTGGAAAAAGAAGCTGAGGGAAATCAAGGACTTATAGCGCCGTTAGCGCTATTTGTCGCTATTTGCCCTTGACAAATCCAAACGCATGATATAATTACGCTGAACGCACACTAGTGCGTTTAGTCCACGGGGGGCTTACCGGGAACCCGGCCTGGTAGGCCCCCTTCTATTTTACCGGGGTATCGGCTCACCACCCGACAGATGGTGCCCCCGGCCACCGAGGGGGAAAAGGAGTACGGGCGTGACAACGGAGACGGCTGGGAAGAAGGAAGAAACAAAGGCTGAGGAAGAGGCAGCCAAGGAGACCGCTGAGGAACAGGCAGCGGTTAAACCAGAAGAAGAGGAGTTAGCTAAGCCTGAAGTCCCCCCCGGCTATGTGCCGGTACGGGCGCTGCAGGATGAGCGGCTCAAGCGGCAGGAAGCAGAGCGACGACTAGCAGAAGCCGCCACCGTGGCAAAGCCGGTAGAAGAGGCAAAGCCTCGGCAGTACACCGATGATGAGCTAGATGCGCTGGAGGAGGATGCCCGCTCTCGTGGAGATCGTACAACGATTCATGCGGTGCAGAACTACCGCACCGACCGGCGGGTTCGAGCCATCGTGGAGGAGCGGGAGAAGGTGGCCCTCCGCGGCCAACTACACACCACGGTAGTGCAGGGTTTGATGCAAAGCTTTCCAGCGTTAGGAGATCCCAATAGTGACTTGTTCAAAGCCGCAGCGACCGAGTTCTCGGGACTATCTGGCGAATATGTCGCGAAGGGATTCGATATCGCGAGCGATCCCCATGCCACTGAGCTCGCCGTGAGTCGGGCGCTGCGGAAGAATCCCGTGCTTGGAGGGAAGATGCCAAAGCCGAAGGCAGCGGAGGCCGCTGATACGCACGTGGAGACCGGCGAAGGTGCGCCGCCCTCGAAGGGGACTGACAAGTCAGCAAAGCTGACTCAGCGAGAGCTGGACTTCACTCGGCGGACAAAGATGGACGCCAAGGAATACGCGAAGTGGAAGGACCGGGAGCACCGTGGTTAGGGAGCATCCTGGTCGCCGAGCAGATGGCACACAGAGTGCCGCGTCGTGGGTTATGGACTTGGTGTCTACGAGGAAGACGCTGCTCTTTTGTGCAATCTGTGCGAGCAAGTTCAACCCCCGTCGGCATGGCTATCGCAAGATGTACGTGCCCGACCCCACAGGGGTGACTGATGGCTATGTGGCCAACGGCCGGTGCGACGCCTGTAAACAGATGACCGTGAACACCGGTGGAGGCCGAGCCTTCGTTCACGAAGAGACCTATCGACTCACATGTATCGATCCAGTGACTGCTCGTCATGAGGCGCGGGCGAAAGCTCGTCTTGCGGCGAGCGCGTGGCACTTTATCAACAAGGGTAGCCGCAGACCCGTGGAGGCTGTGGCAAGGAGAATCCGATGATTGCAGGTGGACATCTGTGTGGTGGTGGGCCGGTGCTCAAGCGCTTTAAGCTTGGGTCTACTGTGGCTAATGTCGGCGTGCCGGTCGCTTCGACTGGTGCAGATGCCGCAGGAGTGGACCCGGTCACGACTACCACTTGGGATTTCGTGCACGGTCTCTCAACTGACACAGGAACGTATTCAACAACTCAGGGTGACGCTGAAGGGCTGGTGACTGTCACCGTCCGGCCAGACCTCATCGCGAAGGCGCTGATGAGCGGTGGGGCCACCGAAGGGACCGCGCTGGCGCTGCTGACCAATACTGCCGCGTCTGCTACTGGCGTGACGATTACTGACGCCGTTAACGTGAATGATGATAGCCAGGTTGGTGGCACTATCTGGTGCATTAGCGGAAATAACGTTGGCCTTTCTCGTGGGATCACAACGCATACCGTGAGCAGCTTGGTTACGGTGCTTGTGCCGTTCCCTCGGGCGATTGCGGTGGGGGATACGTTTATCATGATCCCCTACAACCTGAGCGGGGACGGCACCGATACTACCGACGGGAACTCAAACATTCAGTCCACAACCCTGTTCACGCAGGCCGACGCGAGCGTCGCCTCTGGAACTGGTGGGCAGGTGTCCGTGGTAGAGCTTGAACTCAACGGGCGGAGCGACAGCAACGTGCTCTTCATCTTTGATGCGCACGTGCACTCTGGCGCTTCTGCTATGTAGTGAAGGAGAAGTAACAAATGCCAGTTCCTCTGACGTCAGGTAGCTTTGGGGACCTCCTGGACCCGAGGTTCAGAAAGATCTTCTTCGAGACCTATAAGCAACTTCCCTCCATGCGAGGGAATCTGTACACGGATATCACAAGTGATCGCGACACCGTGCGGGATAGCTCGGTTGGAACCCTTGGGGACCTGGTGGAATTCACCGGCACCATCACCTACGACGACATGTCGCAGGGGTACGATGTGACGGAAACCCACCGGCAGTTTGCCAGCGGGTTCCAGGTCGAGCGGACACTGTTCGACGATGACCAGTTTAATATCCTGGACAGAAGGCCGGCAGGCCTTGCCACGTCTGTGGCTAGGACGCAGGAGGGCCACGCGGCCCGGTTCTTCAACAACGCCTTCAGCATCGATACCTACTTTGCAAACCATTCTGAGGCGGTGGCCCTGTGCAGCAACTCGCACACGACCACCTCTGGTGCGAGCACCACAACGGGGTTCGACAACCTCGTGACGACGAGCCTATCGGCTGTCAGCCTTGAGGCTGCTCGGGTGCAGATGCAGGACTTCCGCGGCGACCGCGCCGAGCGCATCAGCATCATGCCCGACACGATTCTCATTCCGGCTCAGGGGACGATGGAAGAGACGGCGTGGGAGATCATCAATTCGCAGGGGAAGATCGACACGGCGAATAACAATGCCAACTTTCACCAAGGCAAATTTAAGGTGATGGTTTGGCACTATCTCACCGACGCGAATAACTGGTTCCTGATTGACTCAGCGTTCATGAAGCAGAATCTCTACTGGGTCAACAGGATTGCGCCAGAGTTCGGGTGGGTGGAGGACTTTGACACTCTCGTGGCCAAGTACCGCGCCTACACGCGTTACGGTTCGTACTACGTGGACTGGCGCTGGGCGCTCGGCGCGCAGGTGAGCTAGGAGGAGCAATGAAGCGATTCTTCAAGTACGCCTGGGCACTCGCCACAGCGACGCTGCTCGTGGCTGGCTACTATGAGTATTGGTACTTCCTTGGAGCTGCCGTCTCTGGTGCAGCCTTCTATTGGGTGTATTACTACAAGGGGGGGTACGCCTAATGGCGTTGGGTCAGCACGGCAAGAAGCGTCTAGGGATGTTTGGCGGGAAGAAGCCCTCGCAGCACGTCGTCTCAGGGCCGATGCCCGCCGTTGGAGGGCCAAGACCAGACAGCACAGCCAGTTGGCCCAGCAGCTCCGGCAAGGCAAACACCGCCCCGGGGGCGGGGAAGTATCCGCTGGTGAAGACCTTCGTCGCCGGGGCCTACATGCCAGGGAACCCAGGGGGGAAGCACAAGCTGGGCAAGGCCAAGGCGAAGGAGATTCTCGAACATGGTGAAGTGCGCGGGCACAAGCTGACGAAGAAGCAGAAGGGGTTATTTGGGGCAGTGGCTGGTGGAACCAGCCGCAAGATGCGCTAGTCCAGCACGGGGCTGCGCGTGTGATGGACGCCGCGAGGCGGCGCGAATCGTGGCAAAGGAGAAGTGAATGGGATATCTCACGAGGTATGGTTCATACTGGGGGATGATTCCCCAGACGCAGGGGCGTCTCTTCTGGGTGGCTCCAACAGACACCTATACCGTTGAGGGCCGCTCGTACACATCTAGCGATGGGAATGATGGGCTCAGCCCTGAGCGGGCGTTTCGCACCATTGACTATGCCGTGGGCCAGACCACCGCTAATGTTGGCGATGTTATCGTGCTGATGGTCGGCGCCCACTCGGTGAGCGCTACCGTTGCTGTTGATGTGGCGGGGATCACCATCACTGGGATTCCTGGGAGCGCCCCGCTGCGGGGCAGTCGGATGAGCCCTGGTGGTGTGCGTAATCGCACGACCGTTACTTCGACGGAAACGGCTGGGATGATTTTCACTGTCACCGTTGCCGATGTGGAAATCTCTTATCTGCATCTCACACCCATCACGGCCGGAGCCGGGATCAGCGCGTCGAACGCAGCCGACAGGCTGTTCGTGCACGACTGCACGTTCAACCTTGGGGCAACGACACAGACGGCAACGTTTGGTATCACATTCCCGCTTGGTACTGGCACCGCCACACATAACGACGACACGGTGATTAGCAACTGCTACTTCCAGGCAGGGGCCAACGTGGGTCCGTTTATTCGTGCGGCTGGAACGTGCGATGGCTTGACCATTCAGAGTTCCACGTTCGAGTTGATCGGCGCAGCGGCGATGGACGATGCCATCGAGTGCACCCAGATCAACTTGGGTACGCATATCCGGGATAACGATTTCTATACACCTACATCAGCAACGACTGTATTTACAGATTGTATCGACATGACGGGTGCGACCACGGACGGGTCAACCCAGGTCTACCGGTGTTACTTCCCGGCAGGCTCAGATGCGTTCGAGGCGACTGCCACAGCGGACATTGAGACCGCGGAGAACTACATTTCCACTAGCACAAGTGGAGTCGTCGTGGGGAGTGCATAAGCGGGGGGTTCATGGTCCATCGCAAAGATTCTGGGCATCCCCCAGGGACCATTATACTCGCAACCGGTATTCAGCCGCGGTACTACGAGTTTCAGATGTCTCTCGATGCCGTTGAAGCTCCAGAGGGAACGAAACTGCACATCGAGAGAAGTTGTGATATCACGCAGAACTTCAACAAGGGCATCAAGACCATGACCGGCGAGTGGGCGTGGTTCCTTGGAGATGACCACGCCTTCTCGTCGGACCTGCTGTTCAAGTTTCTGAATCATCGAGTCGATGTGGTTGTGCCGATTACGCCCTGCAAGATCGCCCCGTGGATGCCATGCATGATGCACGGGCCGGAAGAGGGCGAACCGTTCTGGCACGAGGGGATGTTGCTCTACGACTGGAGCCAGCTCTCCGACCCGGGGCTGTTCGCCCTCCCGAAGGGGGACTTCATCGGGCAGGCCGGTATGCTGGTGCGGAAGCACGTGCTTGAGAAGCTGGGGTATCCCTGGTTCAAGGCTGGGCAGCTAGACCCTGGTCGGCTGCAAGAGGACATGATGTTCTGCCACGAGCTGCAGCAGCTTGGATACACGGTATGGGTGGATCGGGATGTAATCCTTGACCATTACATCGTCATGGGCGTGTCCGCGCGCCGACACCAGGGGCAGTATGTCCCCGCGCTGAAGTCGGGGGCGAATATCTTGGTGCTCCCTGATGCTGTGCCGGTGTTTAACCCCAACACGAAGCATAAGGGTCTCCCGCGGATGCTGTGGTCTGCCGCGCCGAAGGAGGTCGAGGCCGCATGAGCATCGAGCTCTGGGAGGCTGCATACTTGTTCACCACGCTGGAGATGGAGAAGCGGTTCCCCGGTGTGCTGTTCAAATCCCCTCGGCACCTGGTGAACATCTGGGGTGTACCATTCATCGGCGAGGGCACGGAGATCGGAGCGTTCGTGGAGATCGGTGACGACGCCCGCATCGGTAGGATGTGTAAGATCGGCGCTTTTACGTTCATCCCTCCATGCGTCACCATTGGAGATGGGGTGTTCGTGGGACCCAGGGTGACGTTCATGAATGACCGCTACCCCCCCTCTCCCCGAGGGGAGTGGCTCCGTACGTTCGTGAAGGACGGCGCGGTGCTTGGTGCAGCCTCGGCGATTCTTCCAGG